AGACGACAGGACACTGTTGTGGCTTTTTCTGATCCTCAGTCCGTTACTATTGGAGGGGCTACCACCTCGCTTGCGCGAGTTAGTAGTGGTGACAACACTGGCACGCTTTCAAGCGATGACCAGAACGTCAAGCTTACCGCTTCTCATTCTTATGGGAAGCGTACTCGACGCACCATCCGTATTGACCACCGAAAGGTGGCGGCGGACCCTCTCCAGGCAGACCAGAACCTCAACTACAGTATGGCTTGCTATATTGTGGTTGATGTTCCGACCGTCGGCTATACGCCGGCGGAGGCGAAGGAAGTTATGGACGGCCTCTTGGCCAACCTCGCTGCTTCGTCGTCTGCTAACCAGGTCAAGTTCCTTGGTGGTCAGTCCTAAGACGTGTCAATGTTCTGTTGACGTGTCGAAGGTAACCATCATACACCACTCGTCATATACGAGAGGGTGAGTGGAACTTGATCACCTGGTCCGGCCCTCTTAAGGGCCGGGCTAAGGTGCTGAGTCAGAAACACAGCAACAGGATCAATACACCTCATCTATGAAAAGAGGGCTTGATGAAAAACCTGCTACTGTTCTGGCGCACTGTGCTCGAAGAATTGGGCACATGGTGTAGCGTAAGCACAACTGCTGATTGGAAAACAATCAACAGTCGGTTTGAAAGTGAGGGTGATGAGTTTTTGACCATCACCTTGCCTGAGTTTGCAAAGGACTTCGAAAGAAGTCTCGCGCAAGAACAGGTCACTCCCGACCTCTTCAGATTTTACAAGAAGAGGCAGAATCTCCCGTTGTTTCTGGGCGGATTCATGGAGCTCATTTTCGATCGTACAACCGGACGGATGCTTGATGTTGAGGACGAATCCCCGTTCGTGATCGATGCAATCTTTGCTGTACGTCAGTTAACACTGATGTTTGGCAAGATTGAGAAAGCTTGTACCCCCGCAAGGGAGCAGGCCGCTTTCGATCAATACATCAAGACAGAGGAGGAATTGCGGCAATGGGAAGACGGTGTAGAGGGCTCCGATCTGGAGTCCTTTCGCCACATTGCCAAGGTCCTGTTTCGTGACGTGTTCGTGGCGTTGGACAGTGATGTCTACTACCACAAGCTCGTACCGAAGCATGGTCCAGGTTCAACAGCTGATCGGCTTTCTGGAAATCAGAAATACGATATCAGCGAATGGACCGAGCGGTTGGAAAGCGTATTTCCTTATGGGGAATATGCTATTCCTTCTTGGAGAAGTTACTATCTCCTTGATTCCGCGCAATTCCTTCTACCTGGAGAGGAACGTCCCGTTAGGGTCGTTTCTGTTCCTAAGACGCAGAAGACACCGCGTATCATTGCGATTGAGCCGACCTGCATGCAGTTCATGCAACAGGCGGTCTCGCAAAGACTCGCATATTACCTTGCAACTGATAGTACCGTTGCAGGTATGATTGGCTTTGATGACCAGCCTGTTAACCAACAGCTGGCTCAAAGGGGCTCCCTTTCGGGAAGCCTGGCAACACTAGATCTTAGTGAAGCCTCCGATCGTGTCTCCTATCTGCTTGTGTCGGAAATGTTGGAAAACTTCCATAATCTGCATGACGCAGTGGAAGCTACCCGCAGTCTGACGGCAGATGTACCTGGCTATGGGGTTGTACCCCTAACCAAGTTCGCATCTATGGGTTCTGCATTGACGTTTCCCATTGAGGCCATGGTCTTTCTGACCTGTGTGTTTCATGGGATCGCGTCGCAGCTCTCCGTTCCGGTGACCCAGAAGCTCATTTCAGAGCTTTCGGGAAACGTGCGTGTCTATGGGGACGATCTAATCGTTCCCGTGGAATTTGCTACTTCCGTGGTACGTTCACTTGAGCTGTTTGGCTTCAAGGTGAACGACCGCAAGTCTTTCTGGACTGGAATGTTCAGAGAGTCGTGCGGGAAGGAGTATTTCCGAGGCGAGGATGTTTCTATTTCTCGCGTTCGGAGGGATTTTCCTTCATCACGGGCTGACGTTCAGGAGGTGATAAGCACGGTGAGTTTACGGAACCAGTTGTTCTTCGCTGGCCTGTTAAAATCATCGCGCTACCTGGATGGCATCATTGGAGAAGTACTTCCCCACTATCCGATGGTACATCCAGATTCTCCTTTGGTCGGGCGTCATTCATATCTGTCGTATGATAGCGACAGGATGCATGACACACTGCAGTCCCCTTTGGTTAAGGGGTATGTGGTTAATTCCAAGATACCGAGCAGTTATTGCTCGGGTGAGGGAGCCTTGCTAAAGTGTTTCTTGAAGGATGGGGTAGAACCCTTCCAGGACAAGAAACATCTTGAGCGTCAGGGACGACCGGATGTCGTCCGCCTTAAACTCCGGTGGGCCCAACCGTTTTAGATGACGGTTGAAGTCCAGGACCCATCCTAGCTTGCTAGTATGGGTGTCTCTTATAGCGTAGATGAACCACTACGTGAGACAACTGAG